AAACTCGATTCCTTATGTTATAATAGCTACTGATACCGTACATGATTCTGTACGTTATTTGGTACATGATACTGTACTCATAGTAAACGATTATATGCGTACTTATGCGTATTCTGACACCATTAAAGTAGATTCTAATACCTTTGTCATCAACGACACTATAAGCCAAAATAAGATCCAATCAAGGGGATTTGAGGCTAAAATAACCGAAAAAACCATACTTACCACCATTACTAAGGCAGCTAAAGCTAAGAATAGTCTTTATTTGGGCTTTAGAGGCGATTTAAGCGGCTCAAATGGCTTAGAAGTACTAAGTCCTGGAATCATGCTTAATGCCAAAAATAAGGCTCTAATAGGTCTTAATGTAAATATTAATAAAAACTTTAATATAGGCTACTCAGGTAGTGTATATTTTAAAATAGGTAAAAAGTAAGTAAATGGCTTATCTATATAGGCACATAAGATTAGATAAAAACGAACCATTCTATATTGGAATAGGTTCTGATTCTACTTACAAAAGAGCCAATGCTAAATACAAAGGCGACCGAAATAAAATATGGTACGATATAACAGCTAAATCAAAATATGAAGTAGAAATACTTTTTGATGATATAAGCTGGGAATTTGCTTGTGAAAAAGAAAAAGAATTTATAGCATTATACGGCAGAAAGAATAATAATACAGGTATTTTAGCTAATATGACCGATGGTGGAGAAGGTGTAGTTGGAGCAAATTATACAAGAACCATAGAATCTAGGCAAAAACAAAGCCAAACTATAAAAAAAAGAATGGCAGAAGATGATGATTTTAGAAATTACCACATAAAAACATTAAGAGAAGGTTCAACTAAAAGAAAATATGGTCCAGAATCTGAATTAATTAGAAAAAAGAAAAGCGAATCACACAAATTAAGATACCAAAATGGTGCAATACCTTTTAGCAAAGGCAAATTTGGCTCTATGTCATCTTGTGCTAAAAAGGTTTTATGTACAATCACAAATAAAACATGGGGCAGTGCAATAGAGTGTGCAAATGAAAATGGTATTAATCCAAAATATTTGCATAAAATTTTAAATGGTACAATAAAAAATAACAAAACATCATTTGTGTATTATGGCTAATAGTAAATCAAAATTAAATTTAAATCCTGTAACTAGCGTAATGTCATTCCGAGAGTTTAGTAAAGACCCAATCAAAGGAACTATGTTCCTAGTTATAATCGGTATAACTGTTCTTTATGTAGACATTAGAGGCAATTTCAACAATCAGATAGACTCTCAAGACGCTAGGATTACTAATCTTGAGTATAAGGATAGCCTAAAGACTCAGGCTTTAATTGAGTGTAAAACCGCATTAAGTTCTACTACAACTAAGCTTGAAACCTTAGATGCTATGGGGGCTATTAAATCATCAGTTAAATAAAAGGCAATGAAATCTATTCTTTTGATATTTGGTTTTATAACAGTTACAGCAACTACTATAAATGTTACAGCTAAAAAAGAAGATAAGGTAGTGACTGAAGATAAGGAGTTCGAACAATTTATGAATGACTTTAATAGCACATTAACTAAGAACAAAGCTGTTCAAGTTAAAGCAGATCAGGCTAAAGAAGCTATAGTAACATCTGCCGTAAGTAAGTTCGCTGAGATTAAGCAAGAGGTTAACACATTAAAAAACGAACTAAATGAAGTTAAGCAGACTTTGGATAGTGTTAGTAATGATACTGCTATCAGTTTCAAGTTACTCCCAATATCCCATAATAAAGAAAATTAAGGATGATTCTGTAGTTATTATGACTGTAAAGCAAGGCAATGAAATAAATGATTTGTATTTACGTTACAATGAAACTATAGACTCGTTAAAATCTAAAACAATAAAAGATGATTCTATTCTCAATGTCTACAGCTATAAAGTTAGCACACTCGAAAATTACAAGTTTCGCTACGAAGCAAATCTCGAAACATACAAAACAAGGGAAAGAGAGCTTGATAAGATGGATAAATACCATGCTTGGCAAAAAGTAATCTTAATCTTTTTAATCATTTTCCAATTTAGTCAATTATAATATATGAAACAGTTTTTCCAAGAGGATAGTGGTAGATTTAGCATGAAGCGTTTGTGTGGTTTGTTATGTGTAATTACATTGTGTGTTACAGTATATCACAATAGTTTTAGTGAAGAGCATATAGCTCCAAGTTCAATACTTGTAGAATCAGTAGCTTTGTTAGCGTTCGGTTGTTTAGGTTTAACATCAATAGAGAAAATATTTAAGAAAGATGCCTAAAAACGAAAAGATAATTTTAACACTTGGCTTCCTATTATGGTTGCTAGGATTAGCATATTTTGTAAATCAAATGATTTAAGATGAAATTAACAGCACACTTTGCATTAGCAGAATTTACTCGTAGCGAATCAGCTAAAAGACATGGAGTATCTAACGAACCAACTCCTGAGCATTTAAAGAACCTTATTGTTTTATGCGAGAAAGTATTAGAGCCAATCAGAATCAAGTTTGGTCCTATTAATATTTCTAGTGGCTACAGATCCAAGACTCTGAACCATTACATTGGGGGGAGCTTAAATTCACAGCATTGTGAGGCTAAAGCCTGCGATATAGATATGGATGGAATGGGTGGACCAACCAACAAAGAGATTTTTGACTTCATTAAAGATACATTGGAATTTGATCAGTTGATTTATGAGTTCGGTACTGCAACTAATCCTGACTGGGTTCATGTGAGCTATAATGCAGGTAAGAATAGAAAACAAGTGTTGAGAGCACTAAAGGTGAACGGCAAAACAGCCTACGCACCTTACAAATAAACCAAACCAAAACCACATATAATGAGCAAGAAAAATGTCCTAGTAATAGGCGACACTCATGAACCATTCTGTCATCCAGGCTATAAAGCTTTTTGCTATGAAGTAGCGAATAAGTTTCAATGCTCTGAGGTAGTACATATTGGAGATGAAGTTGACAATCATGCCATCAGTTACCATGAATCAAACCCTGACGGACATGGAGCAGGTAGAGAAGCAGACTTAGCACAAGCTGCTATGTACAAATGGTACAAACAATTCCCTAATGTAAAAGTATGTATTGGTAACCACTCAGCCCTTCATAAAAGAAAGGCTCAAACAAGCGGTTTACCAGAACGATTTATTAAATCCTATGAACAAGCTTGGGATGCTCCTAAAGGCTGGAAATGGGCTTTAGAATGGGAAATAGACGGTGTTCTATACACTCATGGTACAGGATCATCAGGACAAGCTGGTGCAATCAATAGAGCAAGAGATGCTCGTCAATCAACAGTAATAGGTCATATACATAGCTTTGGAGGTGTGCTTTACAGCTCATCTGACAAGGACATGATATTCGGTATGAATGTAGGCTGTGGTATCGATATAGATGCCTACGCTATGGAGTATTCACGACCTTTCCCCAAAAGACCCACATTAGGCTGTGGAGTTGTTCTAGATGGCGGAAGAGTTGCTATATTTGTTCCGATGCCTCTAGGCAGTAAGATTATTAGGTTACCTAGAAAGTAACTATAGTCTAGTAAATATTAGAAAGTGTGTATTACATTGGTTTACAATGCAGTATGCACTTTTTATTTCCATTAGAATTAAATCGTAAATTTGTATGAACAGAGAAGTAGACGTTAAGATTAACCAATTAATGAAAGAAAAGACTCACTTAGAAGCTAGGCTTGAGTTGATTGTAAAGGAATTACGACTTACTGTACTTAAAAATAGTATCACAAATGTTAATGCACATCATACAACTGACCGAAGAGGAAGATGAGAGCTATGATTTCCAGGATAACTCTGAGGAATCAGATGCTTATATCAACATCTATCAGGTGGCGAGTGTAACGGCTGATGAAGAAAACAGTGATAGGTGTTTTGTATATATGGCTAATGAAGATTACTTCTATGTAAACGAATCTATGGATAGTTTTACAAATAGGTATCAAGCAGTCCTTTACGGATCAGTATTGACAAAGTTTTATGACACTAGAAATAGTCATAATTAAAATAGCTCTCATGTGTGGTGTGTGATTGTGTGTAGTTTTGGTTAACCCTCAGGTAAAATCTGGGGGTTTTTTATTACGAAAAGACCCCACTATGAATAGCAGGGTCTAACTATTAAACTACAAACAAAACATACTACTTTTTGTTATACTGATTAGCTCCGTAACCAATAGTTACTGCAACAGATATAACGTATAAACATCTCTCATACCATTCCCAACTTGTTGGGTTATACTTATTGATAATGAAAGCGAATGGTAGATACAAACCTACTAATAAAAGTGATAAGTTGATTAAAATATCTCTATAAATTTTTGAGTTCATAACTAGAATGGTAATTTTTTATCTGTTGGTTTGTAATCACCTGCTTTAAATGTGTCCATTTCACAATAGAAATCACTTTGTTCAGGTCCTGCGTTCTTTTTGTCTTTGATAAGGATAGAACACCATCCTTTGTTAGAAGCTGCAAACTCATTTAGTTTCTTTAAGTCCTCTGGACCGAATGATACTTTTCTAAATGATCCGTAAGCTGATCTAAGTGTGAAACATCTTCCTAAGAAGTTCTCTTTTTGTGTTGCCATGATATTTGTTTTGGTTTATAAACTATTTTTAATTCCTTCTTTGAATTTCTCTAAGTATAATACAGCATCCATAAGTTCTTGCTGTAAATGCTCAGCCCATTCTTTAGTGTTCAAGTCAGTTCTGTCAAGGTTAGTTCCGTATTTCGTAAAGCCAATGTTAGCTCTATCTTTATACTTACTAATCACTGATTCAACTATACTATCTAACTTATTCTCCATCTGCTTTGTATTTTCTTACTTGTTCTTTAAGTTGTGCTCTCCATTTGATGTCTACTGTACCATCGTTTAAGATGTCTTCTACTAACTTAATAGTTTCAGCAGTTACAAATTTGCTTTCCTTAGGAACTACAGTAACTTTAACTTCTTTTGTAGTTGTCTTAGATACTTTTTCTGCCTTGTTTTCAAATTCTTGTTTTTCCATGTTATAATAATCTTGATTTATTAATTGACCTAATTTCTCCATCATAAATAGATGTTTTATCTGCCTTGACCTCGATAAGGTTTTGGAGCAGGTGAGTGTTTGTTATAAGATTTCTTTGCCTTCCCTTCTTTACGCTTCCCGAAACTCACCTTTGTACTCGTCCCAGATGCTGATTTTGCTTTCGCCATTGTCTAAAAATATTGTTAAATTAATTGTTCCGTCTGATACTTGTTGACATACAATAGATGTGCCACCGCACATACCTAAGTGAGTTAAGAACTCTATTTGTGATACGCTTAGCCTATCACCTATAGCTTTAATCTCACAAGCAATGAACTGACCATAGTTCTTATGGTAACCAATGATGTCAGGCAAACCTTTCTTACCAATGAAAGACCTTCCCTTAACTGCTAGGTTATTATTCCTCCATACTTCATAACCTAAACTATCTAAATATTCTAGCATCATCTTGGTTAAGTCACTTGCTGTTTTGTATGTCATATAAACGAAATTACATCAATTAATCGAAACGTATCATCTCCACAGTTGGAACTTTTACATATCTTATGCCCTCGACTATCTTAGTTTTACCCCATTTAAAGTGTCTTCTTGCCTTTATTCTTAGCATTTCAGCTCGTATAAAGTAGATTCTGTCTTTAAGGTCAAAGTTGATAGCAAAGAACTCTACTCTTGTGTCAGCTATTCCACTAGGTTTACCATTATTCTCATATTCAAGCCACATATATTTCTGCTTTAGGGCTTTTGGCTGTTGGATGACCAAGATTTTTGTGTTCCTAGCAAACAATAACAATGCCTGATAAGTACCATCTTTAGCCTTAGCTTGTTCTATGTCGAACTTACGAGTATTCTTATAGTTCCTATTTAAGTCCACTTCTCTTTGGTAGTTTTAGTTTCTTAGCATAGTAGTAAAGTGTTTTTGTGCCTACACCAATACCAACTGCTATATCATTTAAGTCATGAAACCTAGCAGTATCATACCATGCTCTAGTTATAATACGTTGCTTCATGTTCTCAATATTAAGGTCTTCGCCATCTATAACTTCTACCTCGATAGATTTTTGCTTCATAGTTTATAGTTTATAATCTTCAAATGTGGTTGTTTCTCCAATAAATCTGATAGGTATGTTACCAGTCTTACCATGCCTGTTCTTCTCTACTTTAACGATAACTAGGTCGTCAGGATGATACTCCTTACCACCAATCTCTACAGGTTCTTTCATTTCATAGTAAGATGGTCGCATAAGCATAATAACAATGTCAGCATCTTGTTCAATACTACCTGATTCTCTAAGATCAGACAACATTGGTAGCTTATCAGCTCTTTCTTCTACCTTTCTAGATAACTGCGATAAAGCGATGATTGGCACTTCCAACTCTTTAGCTAAGGCTTTAAGGCTTCTGCTTATTAAACTTACTTCCTGCTCTCGGTTTTGGTTTTGTTTGCCTTGTCCACTCATAAGCTGAAGATAGTCTAGGAATATTACCTTAATACCATACTTCTGCTTTAGAATAGTAGCCTTAGCTCTGAGTTGTGAGATACTGATTCCTCCAGTATCTTCTATGTAGATGGGTGCTGTGATTATCTTGTCATCGGTCTTTAAAAGTAGCTTTCTTTCGTAATCATTTAAATTATTCGTTCTAAGGCGTTTTAAGGGCACTTGACTCGTTATTGACTCTAACCTTTCAACAAGCTGTTCTGAGCTCATTTCGAGGCTAAAAATAGCCGTAGGAACGTTATTTAGGATAGCTAAGTGGTAAACACTAGAAAGCATCATTGCGGTCTTACCTGCACCAGGTCTTGCAGCTATAATACATAGGTCAGGTTTACACCATCCTGCTATGGTTTGGTTTAGCTCTTGGAATCCTGTATTAAATCCTAAAAGTTCACCATTACTTGCTAAGTCCCTAGCAAAGTTGATAGCCATGACTACGTCAGTAATGCTTTTTTCATGGATATTACCATACTCTTGTAAAGCTATAAGTTGACTATTTAGCTCAGAAAGTAAATCTATAGCTTGACTATCGTTGTCTAAACAACTATTCTCAGCTATTCTTAGCACTTTATAGGCTTCACGCTTCTTATACATCTCAATAACAATCTCAATATGGGTGTTAATATGAGCTGTTGAAGTTACATTATCAGTTAACTTAGATAGGTAAAAAGCTCCACCAACATCTTGAATGTCCTTATCTTGGGAAAGTTTTTGAGCTACAGTAGTAAGGTCTATAGATATGTTACTATCATACATTTCCTTAATAGCATTAAAGATTTTTTGGTGCTTTAGATCGTAGAATATGTCAGTTTTTAGATGACCTATAACCAATGGGATAGTCCTCTTATCTAGAAGCAATGCCCCAAGTATGTTAGATTCAATATCTAAAGCTTTTGGTAGGTTTATAGCTATCATTTAAGTTTTATTTGTGTAGTTATTTTGTTTGTAGGTACGTTAGTAGTATTAAATTTGGAACTATTCCTTTTCCAAGTTCTTACAGTAGCCTTCCAATCTTTCATAGGGTTTTTACCTATTAACCAACCATTAGATTCATAATGGTCTATAAAATAAGAAGGATCAAGAGTTAAAAAGCCTATTTCTTTAGCATATAAGTCTATCTCATTAGCTGTTGGTCTTATAAACTTAGTCTTCTTAATATTTAATTTACTATTAATTGTATTAGTATTACTTATAGGGGCACTTTCACCGACTTCGGCATTTATAGAACTCGGTGATTTATCATCTCGGATTGCTGGTGTATCATATACTACATGATTCCATCCTGTAAACCTTCCAAGCTCGTTTATGACCTTTACTGACAAGATATAGTTCTTGGTTTGTAATCCCTTAAAAACTCTGTCTAGTTGACCTTTAGTGCAACCTAATCGTTCATGTAGATTAGTTTTATAAACCACCCAATCATGCCTCATGCTTAGTAAATAAATTAATAATCCTCTCTCCTCTAATGTTAATTCGACATTCCTAATAATCTCGTTGTCGATAGCAGTAAACTTTTCAGCAGATCTGCTCTTAACAATCATTCCTGTATTCATAAAATAAAAGTGCCCTATCAAATTCCCCCCAGTCGGATTGGGGGTTCATCTCAAGGGCAATAAGTTCTTAATGAGTATCCGACACTCAAGACAAATATACTAAACTAATTTTTCAAATTCTTCAATGGTCTTAAAGATTTGATGTGCTACTTGAGGAACTATTGCGTTTCCGTATGCTTTAATTGATTCATTTCTCCATTTAGGAAAGGAGATAGAGTCCAATTGTCTGGGAATCCCATCATCTCCTCCACAAAGAGGGGGCTTAGATGGGAACGAGTCCCAAAAATTTCGTTGATCTGACTGCCTAAATCGTCCCCCTTCCAATTCACTGTCTTCCAATGCATATTCTTGTCTGATGCTCTTGGTGTTTGTAAAAGCTTTTGCTGCATTAATTTGACTTTCCCGCTTAGCATATTCGCTGTACCATCTTTTCTTAATTGTCCCTTCCAATCCCCTGCTATAGGTGTCGGCAGCATTCCTACTATTTGTGTCGCTAAATTCGGCATAGTTGTTCCATTTGGATATTTCTCCATTCTCGCTTTGAACTTCTCTAAATCTTGTACTTCCTCCCTTGTCGTTGGCGTAAGCAACAAACCATACTCTGTATCTTTGGTGCGGTGCACCGACACTTGCAGCTGGAATAAGAAACGATTGGACTTCATATCCTTCCCTTTCCAAATCATCGTACACCTCGTGGAATACCAACCCTTCATTCCAACTAACAAGTCCACGAACATTTTCGCCAACAACCCATCTTGGTTTGACTTCTTTAATGCACCTAAGCATTTCAGGAAAGAGATGTCTTTCATCTTGCTTTCCAAGTCGTTTTCCTGCGGTTGAATATGGTTGACAAGGGAATCCGCCTGTAAGGATGTCAACTGATCCTGAGTGAATAGTAAAGTCTGTTTTAGTAATGTCATTATAACTAATTGAATTTGGAAAATGGTGTTTTAATACTTTTTGTCCGAATGGATTCCATTCGCAATGAAATAGGTTATTCCAACCCATCCATTCTGCGGCTAAGTCAAATCCACCTATACCGCTAAATAATGATGCGTGTGTCATGTTTTGTTATTTTTTTATTCTAAATATCACATCTCTATCATTGTGCTTAAATCTACGCTTTAATAATGGATTAAGTGATTTCTTTATTGAGTCTTGTGTTATTCTTGTATTCCTTGCTGCATGAGCTAAAGATTTAAACAATACTTCACTTTTGTCATCAACATAAATCATCCTCACTGGTACTGAGTTCTCTAATCCTGCAATCTCCATCATATATTCTTGAATTTACTAATTATGGTTAATGTTACAAATAGCAATATTGCTAATGGTATTGATATTACTATAAACTTTACCAACTCATATAAAAATATTATCGTTTGTTTCATGTTTGTAGTTTAAAATAACCACCCCAAGTTCCCTAATTACTATCTTGGTTAAAAATATTTAATATCTTGAGGTGGTCAAAGTTTTTATTTCTTTAAGTTAATCTTAAAGGTTGTAGTACTAATTCTAGGTGCTGGGTGTACCATTTCGCCTGATTCAGGATCAACCATAGCGGTTGGTAGTGTTCTAAGCATCTTCTCTCTTTCTTTGATAGCAAACTTCATAGACTCTAATTGGTCATTCATTTTGCTCCAAGTATAGTCTTGGTCATAGATATACTTAACTCCTGATTCAAACTTAGCCATTTCGCTTCCTAAGACCTCAGCCTTGCCTCCAGGATACTTACTTAGCTCATCTAGTACTAACTCTTTTAAATCGGCTCTAATGCCTTCTAAAAGCTGTACTACAGCCTCTGACTTAACGAGTAGCTCTAATGGTGACTCACCAGTCTGTGTAAAGTGGTCTACTATCTGCGACTTGATTAACTCAATAGCAAATTTGTTCGGTTCTATAGAACTAAGTTCTACTTTGGGTAATAATGTTAAATTCATTTTATTTTAGGTTTTCTTTTTTCATTTTTAATACCTTCATCAATGTTTCGTCAGCATCAAATGTTTGCTTATAAGTATAGTAAACATCAGTCAACTGCTTAACCTTAGTACATTGTGCTATTTCCATCATGATTTCTTCTCTAGTAGGTTCTTCTTCTACTATTTCAGCTACAACTGTTTGTACTGGCTTAGAGGTTTTTTTTGGCTCTTCATGTACAAAGTCCATCTCCTCAGCAGGTGTCGCTTCGAATCCAGCAGCTTTCATCAACCATGCTAACTGATTACGGAATGCTTTACCTACTGCTCTAGTTTGTGCCATAGATAAGATAGCATACTCATCAAAGAATTTTTTGCTACCCTCTTTGTTAGAGCATATTGCGATGCCAACTGACACTAACTTATTGTCTTGGTATGATCTGACTTCGCAAGTAGCCATGTACTTAATCTCTTTTTCACTTGATAAGTCTTGTACGCTTGTAATGATAGGGAATAAACCTAATGAAGCACCTGCCATTTGCCAGGCTTCTACATTACAATAGTCCTTACCCTTGATG